TGCAAGGTTGCAAAGACTGTTTTTGATTGTTCGTGACATTGGGCTAAATGTTCTTTCAGACCTTCATTGACCTGTTGAACAGTAGCCCTTGCCATTAGTTTTGCTCGTTAGGAACAGACAACATTAGCTGTTGTTCCAGTTGGTCTGCTTTTTGCTTGTAACCATTAACAAGTTTAAGCAACTGTTGTACTTGTTGCTCTAGTTGTTCATAGGTTGGCTTTTCAGCAGCTTCAACTTTTTTATCTTCTTTTGCCACTTTTCACTCCTTTTCTTAAAGAAAGATAATCTACAAAATCATACACCTTTTTATTCCAACCCTTTCTAGGTTTTGGGTATATGCGAATTAAAACATTGGCTAATCCAATGAAAGCCAATACGAATATTATTAAATCAAATATCCACATAATCTTATGAGTAACTCCAAATTGCTCCAGCTATATCTTGTACTAGCTGATCTTCACCTGACACATCGGTTGCTGCACCTTCGCTATCAGTAGCTTCTAGGTGTTTAACTGATGTTGTGTTTGCTGGTAGTTCATCATCTTCTGTATCATCAAAAGAATATTCATAGACCACCATAATTCTAGGCTGAGAATCGTCTAGTGCAGGATAAACCTCGCACCTTGATACTGTTCTAGTTTTTGAAATTGCCATAAAGGTAATTGTAAATTAAATATAAATTAAAATAAATGGCTTATGGGAATCCTGCTGTATCACCTGCATCTGCTGAAACACTAATTGTCTTAGAGCCTGAATCGTCATAACCACTAGCAAAAGGCATAGCAATGCCAGACTTTGTGCATCTAATATAAAAGGTAGCTGAACCAGATATAGTAGAAGTATTATCTGGGTCTGTAGTTGAGACAGTCCATTCGTAAAGTGGTGCATAACTTGTGGATATGTTATACCAAGAGCCTGAACTATAACCATTGTCGTCTGGTGTCGTAAAGCTAGTCGTATAGCTAGAACTTGAATTATCGGTTTCTGTAACACTCCAATCGCATCTAAACTCCCAATCGGCTAGTGAGTTATTTGAGTTATCTAAGACATCGCCTGAGTAAGTATAGTAATCGTATTCATAGACTATGCTGTTTAAGCCTTGTATTTTCTTTTGCCTAAATTCAATTCTATTGTTGGCTGTATCGTGTTTAACTGCCAATTCAAAAGTGGCTTCACCTATGCCATCGCCATTTCTATCGTAACCTATAACCAAAGGTAGGGTCGGCTCTTTAACACCACCAGCACCAGTTGGATAGCTACCAAGAGAAAAAGGTGCACCATACCAAAAGCCAAAGTTCATGTTGACTTGTCCTGAAGGTATGTTGTTAGCGATTGATCTAATGTCAGAATCGTTAATAGTTGCAGAAGTGCCTGATGTGCCACCTGCTTCAGTGTGAATCTCGTTTAATGATATTGAGCCTGTTGTTTGCAGTGTCATTTCAATTTGGCTTTTAGTTCATCTATTTGTTTCTGTTGTTCTTTGATGGCTTCAATCAGATAGCCAACTAAGTTGCCATAAGCCACTGACTTTGTACCCATATCATCGTCTGCTGTATGTACTAGCTCTGGTGCTATCTTTTCAATTTCTTGAGCTATAACCCCTGAACCATCTACATTGTCTTTAGTGAACGATACCCCTCTCATGTCAAATACTTTTGAGCCATCTAGTGTTTGAATGTTGTCTTTTAGCCTTTCATCTGAATAAGCTGTGATATTGCCTGAAGCTATAATAGTGCCGATATTAGTTAGGTTGCGTGATGCATCAAGAAAGGTTGTGCCATTTGATTTAAGGGCAATAGCTGAGCCTGATTCAGTTCTAAAATTAACTTCACTGCCACCAATGAATATAGGGTTAGCATCACCCCAATTAAATAGACCTAAACCATAAGTAGTGCCATTGTGCTTAATAATCCCTGTCTGGTTTGTTGCTCCTGTTGATGTGCCAATACGCAAATCGCCTGAGGTGTAAAGAAAACTGCCAGTAAATTCACCATTATTAGCAAAGATATTGTTGATATTTATAAGGTTGCGAGAGCTATTTATGACTTCAGTACCACTGACTTGATAAGCTGAACCATTTATGACATTACCAGCCGACAGAGTGCCAGTAAATGTTCCATTTCCACTTGCATCAACTGTAAATTTGTTGCTCCCTCGCCAAAATCTAAATGTGCTATCAGTATCATTTGTGAAACCTATGAATCCTCTTAATGTGCTATTTGAATCGCCTAGCCAAATACCTGCGCCACTGCTGTGTGAGCCTAATTGCAATCTGCCATTAGTAGTTTTAATAGCATCTTCAGCTGTACTGCTACCAGTAACAGTTAGACTGCCAGAAGCAGTAATAGACCCTGTCACACCCAAAGCAGACCCATCAAATGTCAGATTGGCTTCACCATTTAAAGTGTCGGCTGTATTGCTACCAGTGATAATGCGATTGTCGGCATTGTTGTTGATGGTTGTGCCTGATCCTGCACTAACAGCATTTTGGATGGTCGTTGTTGTGGTTGAATCCAACGATGCAATGTTCTGTAATTGTCTGGCACTAGATATGACATCAGTATAGTTAATGTGGAAATTACCATCGGTATCAAAGCCACCATAAACGACTGGTGTGGCTGTAATGCCTTGTCTGCCCTCAAATCGCATTGCACCTTTTGTAGTATTTCCATGTGTCCGAAAAACTAGATTGTTGCTGAATTGCAATATATCAGTAAAGCCATTGGTGACTTGATCATCTTGCAATTTAACAAGAGCAGGATAACCACTTGTAGCACCTGCTGTGGCAACTTTTATGCCTGTAAATTCTGTTAAATAAATTGAACCAGATTGTGTAGAAGCACTGATTAGATTATCTAAATTAATACCATCAAGCACAATCTTGTCAGCAGTTATGGTGTTTTCTACTGTCAAGTTACCTGAGATGTCTAAGGTAGTACCATCAAAAGATAGTTTGTCTTTAAGTGAGAATTGTCCTGTGTCGTCTATATAGACATTGGATGTTTCAAAGACACCTGTATCGCTACCATCAACAGGATGATACATTTTGCTATCAGTAAAGCTAAAGCCACCGATAGAACCTTGTTTGATGTCTGGTGTAGTAATTGGCTCAGTTGTGACATTGACTGTGATATTTGTGCTGTCAGATTCAACTCCTAACGCATTAATCGCTGAAACTTTAGCTTCATATCCATTAGCAACAGATATGCCATCTAAATAGAAATATGTGTCTTTAACTCGTTTGTCGTATCTAGTCTTTAGACCATCAATGATTCGTACTCTAAACTCATAACTAGGATATTTAGTAGAATCAGTCCAAGTTAATTTTGCTGCTTCACCTGTGGTGGCATTTTTATTAGTGAATGTTAAATTGGTTGGTGCTACGACCCTATTACCTTCTGGTGGGTCATCTGGTATATCTATATCTTCGTCTGGTGGGGTGACATAACCATATACATCGGTTTGATATTCAATAGCAGTAACAGCTATATTTAGATCAGGGTTGATAGTCATGTTGGTGATTCTGTATAGCTCACTAGATAAATTAAGGTTGGTATTGCTAACAGTTATGACTTCACCCACTTTAGCTTTTAAGACTTTAGGTGTAGCTATAAAAGTTATGGTTTTTTGTTTTCTTGATCTTTTTAATAAGCCTTTAGCATGGTTGTAAGCTATTCTTTGGTTGGTACAGAATGGTAGCTGTATTCTAGTTTCCAATACTTCATTACCATCGTCTGCTAAGAATGTGTCTGAAGTTTCACCTGTGTAATAAGTAGTATCTGATTCGTACCTTTTTTGTGCATTGTAAAACTCAGCTTCTACCTTGTTGTACTTAGCTTCTTTGTTTTCCAAAGATAATGTGATGCCAGATTCTAAGATGTCATCTTCATCTAATGTGACTACTGAGCTTTCAGCACCTTCGACTTTAATTTGATATTTACCATTAGCATAAGTAAAAATCCCTCGCATATTGGCAATCAATAGCTTGGTGTTTTCCAATACAGTTTCTTCAGTATCTAGCACCCCATTACAATCAAATCTAATTTGTGTTTCTGCAAAATCACAAGATGTAGCTGAAGTAATGGCATTGTCTATCGCACCATCTTCAAACTTAAGTTTTAGTATGGCAAAAGGATTAGAGCCATCTAGGTCTATTTGTGTGCTGTCCTTATCTATTAGTTTTTTACTATTGACATAGGTAGTTGTCCCATCATCAACAGTATATTTGTTACCAACTTTTAATTTATTAAATTTAGCTTGACTAGCATCGGCAATAATCATCACATCGCTGTCTGTTGATGCTGATTCAACCGATATGCCAGTATGATCTATAGTATCAACAGATGTATCACAATCATCGGCTGCTGTTTTCCAAGAAGCAAAATCAGATTCTAAATCGCTTGTACCTAATCCTTTACCATAATCGTCATTCGTAACGTAATCCAATAAACACAAAGCAGCATTGGATGAGTGGGTGTAAGTTGATTCTGTGCCGAATGTTTGACCTGTATCTCTAGGGTCAAAGACCTTCTTACCATTAACAACGATAGTTAAATTAGGTATGCCTGTAAACATTCCTTGTGTATCGTATTCGTAATTAGCAGCAATATAAGCAATACCTGTCAGCTTATGGCTAGATGTCCAATTAGTTAGTATGCCTTCTAGCATTGGGTCTGCTGCTTGAGTAGTTGTGCCTTTATGACAGTTAAATGTCATTCTCGCATTGTCATTAATATTTGCTGGGTCTGTTATGTTAGTTCTTTCAGCAGGTGTATTACCCCAGAATGTGCCTGATGCTCTAGTTACACTACTAGGTCTAAAATTAATTCTGGTTGTGCCATCTGATATGTCGTAACCTTGACGATAAATGTTGGTATCTTTGACTGTTCTACCATCTAATTGTATTGATTCCAAATCGAAGCTATCTATTTCATGGGCTGCAATCGCATAAACAACATAAAGCTCTCTGTTGTTTTGGGTTTCCATGTAAACCACTGTTCCTGCAACTCGTCTTGTCCCATAGATAACTGGTATGCCACCACCTGTTCCATATTTTTGTAGTAATATGTCAGCACCAGTTCTTTTGGCTTTCATGGCTGCTTGATGTGCAGTGACACCCTGAGCCACGAATAAGACAGCCCGTACTACTGGGCTAGTTATAAAATTGTATATGGCTGTACCAATAGCAGCAAAAAAATTACCCATTATCTATTCCACCTCACTCCTTCTGATACCTCATGAGCAAATGCTAAACCAACATCTGTTGTTAAAGAGTTTCTATCTAAATAATCGTTCTGCGATGCTTGGGTATATCTACGACCTTTTTTTATTTCCCAATTTTTCCATTGCGAAGCCAATTCGATATTTATTTTAAAACCTTCTTTCGCTTCACTAATATCACAAGATGCGATTGTACCCTTGAAGTATTCATAAGCATCAATGATGTTTTCATTAGCATCTAAGAAAGCAACAAATACAGTGGCAGTCTTACTGATATAATCTTGTGCTTTAAAAACATCTCTAACAGTATCGGTAACATTATTAAGGGTTACACTTAGGTTGCTGTACTCAAGTGAACCAGTTTCTTCTACTTGTGATATATCTAAGAAGTTGCCACCAGCTTCGTAAGTGTTGGAAGCATAAACTAAATCTTTAACATGATTGGTGACTTTGATTGATGTTGATGTATCTAGTTTCAATAAATGAACAACCCTAATCCCTTCTTGGGTTATTTGTGTTTGTATGTTAGAACTTAATGTCCTTGCCATTACAACACCTCACGAACATCAAAACTTAATGTAAAGAAACCTGCTGCATCAGTGCTGTATAAAACATCGTCTTGCACTAAAACAACAGTAAATGATGGTTTATTAACTGTGACTGCTTCATTGTCTGCTAATGCTGCTTGTAAGGGTGGTTCGATAGATACAGTGGCTTGACCACTGGCATTAGAATTGGCATCGCCTGTAACCATGTAAACTTTGTCGTGACCACTAAACTTTATTAAGTCACCACCTTTGAGTACACCAGTAGTAGAGACTGAGAAACCATCCATAGCTATTGTATTATCACCGACAGCTTGTGCTCCATTAGTCAATATATCTGTTTCACCTTTATCAGCACCCAAGTTATCTAATGGATATTCAAAAGTAAAATCTTCAAAGCTACCTTTTTGTTTAACTAGGAAGGCATAGTATTCTTGAAAGTCTGATTGCTTCATAGGTGGCATTTGTACACTGAAGCTAAAATATTGGGCTGCAAACTGTTTAACTGATCTTTTGCCACTCAATGTATAGGCTGTGCTATTTGGTCTGTTAGAAACGAAATTAAACACTCTAGGTTTCTTAGTTATTGGAAATGCACCTGCCATTAGATTAAACCTACCTTACCTTTTTGATTCATGGCTTGTGAAATCATAGCTACGATCTGATTCTTTCTTGATGATAGCAATTCATCGAAGCCACTTGCATCGGTGGCTTGGATTGTGAAATTAACTGAAGGTGCTGACATTCCCATTTGATTATTAGGCACAATAGTACCAGAAGAATTAGGCACAAACATTTCTGCACCCTTCTCACCAACTATATATGGCTTACCTGCTGTAACATGACCACCCAAAGCCCTTTTACCAAATAAGCTACTTAAACCTGTTGAGAAGAAATCAAATGAACCTTCCAGTGATTTTCTTATCTGTATTCTTACTAAGTCTTGAATTATTGAATTAACTAAATCTTTAAAGCTAGATTTACCAGTCATTACAAAATTTACTAAGGCATCTTCCATACCTTTTATAGCTTTTACTGTGCTATTTTCAATTAAATCATTTACTTCTATAAATTGGGCTTTAAAGTTTTCTAATGGGCTACCAATGTCGGTAACATCTCTTTTTGGTGCTGTGAATAAAGCATTATAGGCATCCAATAAATTATTAGCTTCTTCTTCGCTTTTGCCCAACACATCAATGAAATATGTCTTTAGGTCATCTGCTAATTTTCTAACAGAATCACCAGCAGATTTATTTTGCATATCAAATAAGGCAACTCTATTTCCTGCTGTCTCTAATTTTGTTTCTGTAGCTGATATAAGTGCATTGAATGTTTCAGTTGATGTGCCTAAGAAATCCATACTTCTTCTGAATTTAAGAGTAGATAATTCAGTTTCTAAAAATGCAGTCTCTACACCTTGTGCAAAAGCCACCAACTCTCTTCTTATGTTATGAATTGCATCTAAAAAATCTGCGAAACCTCTAATGAAGCCATCTACCTTTTCTAGTACCACATCCCTAATACTCTCACCAAATTTCATTACACCATCTTCACCTGCTACAGTTGTTTTGGTTACTTCCTTAAATTGTTCAGCTAGATTCTGCAGAATTGGTAAAAAAGCAATAGATACTGCTGCTGTAGCTGTTTGTATCTGTCTAGTGATGAACGATAGGGTATCGTTAAACTTTTCAGATTGTCTTATACCTCTTTCACTTAAAATCAGTCCATAGGCTTTGGCTTTCTCTATATAGGAATCAAAAGCAGCACCACCATTGTCTAATACATCAACAACTTGTATGCCAGCCCTACCGAATAGATTTGCTGCGACAGTTGCTTTCTCTGATTGCGATTGTAGTCCTGCCATACCATCAGATACTTCTCTAAGCAATACATCCATAGATTTTGTATTACCATTGGTATCTTCTATTTCTACACCTAAATCTCTAAAAATATCGGCTTGGGTCTTTAATCCTCTTTGTGCATCACCTACTGACCTTGTGAATTTCTCTAATGATTTATTAGCTATTTCTACTGAAGAACCTGATTCTACTGCTGCAATTTGAAATGCTTGAACAGTGTCAGTTGCTATGCCTGTTCTAGTTGATACTTTGCCTATGGCATCAGCAAAATCAAATGATTTTTTTGCAACCAAAGCTACAGCACCAGCAGCAGCAGTAGCAGCAAGACCAACCTTAGTTACAGTGGCAGCAGCCCCAAGACCAAATTTACTAACTCCAGCCAAGCTTTTTTTCATACCATTAAAAACTGCCTTAGTTTTATCTATAGCAGTTAGTTCAATTTTGTACTTCTGGTTAGCCATTCTTAGTTCGTTCTTGTTTTATTTTAAAGTAAGCTAGCCATAATTGGTATTCTTCTGTTGTCATTTGCTGAATCTCATCTACAGATTTGCCTAAAAGCTCAGCTAATTGAAATTGATTGTATAGATAAAAATTATCTTCTAATTTTTTTTTACGACTTCTTCTGGCTGTTCAGCCATGATTTCATTGGACACTCTAATAAGCACATTTCGATCTACTTTGTTAAGTAATGTGTTCTTATCTTCTAGGTTGAATATCTTATCGCCATTGGCATCTAAGGCTTTATAGATTAGGACATAAGCCAACATAGCCATATCATCTTCTTTAGCCATACGATATAGCTTAGATGTTTCTTGTAGTGTCAGTGGCTTGGCATAGATTTCTAAAGGATTACCATCATCATCACCCCATTCAGGTACACTGATTTTCTTGATGTCAAGACTGTCGAAATGAGCTTTAG